TGTGTCTACGTGCAACGCTTAACGGAGCTATAAGTCCTGAAGCATGACCTTCGTCATGTGGGACAAAATAGCGACGGTGCACGCGGCTCAATAGGTAGCCTATAGTGTGCCACAGGGGTTTCCTGTGGCGTACAGACCACTCATTGAGACGATTGATGGCGACGTGAAAATCAGCGGGTGACCGTAGCGCCTTTACGAAGACGCCACGGACTTGAATGCCTTTAAAGCAATCAAAGCCGCAACTTTCACGGAACGGTCCTAGATTAAAGGACTTGTTAACATTTACCTTGAAGCCTAGAAGGCTGAGGAATCGGGTTAAGCGACTGTATGCGAATTTCTCGCATATAATATCGTCGCCAAAAACCGAGACCCGCCTAAAGATTCCAAGAGATCTGTTAACAGCTCGGACGGCACAAGCAAAAATGGCGGTCTGAAGAGGAAAGGTAAAACCATTCCCCATAGATGACACCATATGTAGCTCGTGCACGGTGCCGCGGTACGTGGTATTTCTACTACGTGTCGCCAGAAGCCACGCCAGTTGATCCCTAGGGATACAATCCTTAAGGAGATTCAGGCTAATGGTATCTGAGGCTGACTCCAGATCGATTGTTGAAATCGATCCGTCTACGGAGCCAACTTTAGCAAGCTCTCGGTTTACGTCCGCTTGTGTTTCTAGCAGGATGCCAAAAACATGAGCAAGACGATTCCGTATGATATTACCTATGCCTAACTGATAAAACATGTTAAGCACTGGTTCTGTACATATGGACCGAGAGATCCGGTCGTTCTTTGGGACGAAGCTCAGTCGACTACTGTCGACGATCAAGGGATCACCGCTGGCACGCTGACGAGAAATCTCAGCGTCATTCCAACGGGTGAAATCCGAAGATCTACTCTTGTAATGTTTTACAAGAAGTGAGGACGAGCTACTCAAAGGTGAAGCCCACAGCTTAGCGTAAGCCGAGCCATGGGGAGCACCAATTGCCGCTCCTGGACCTATCCAGCCGTGATCAAAAATTTGATCTAAGCCAGTAAGTAAGGG